AATACCTTGGACAGATAAGGGGTGATGAGCGCGACGCGGTTGTCCTCGGGGACGTCCTTCTCGTCCATCTTCTGGGCGATCTCCGCGAAGTCCGCCTGGAGACGCTTCGAGCCCGTGAGCGATGGCGGGTAGGCCGTGGCGAGCGGGCCGCTGCGCGGCGAGTCCAGCGTGTTGCCCGCCGGGAACTCACTGGCCGGGCCGCGAGCAGACTGACGCGCACCGAGGATAGCGCAACGGATCAACCGGCTGTCTACGGTCCGGGCGATCGCGCGGGCTGCCTGGACTGCCCGCTCCTGGCGCGTATCGAAGTGGGCGATGAACTCGTCCACGGTGTCGATGTACGCATGTGCCACGAGCTGCTTGGTGTCGACGTTGACCGTGCGCTCCTCGCTGATGGGCTCGTTGTTGCCCACCAGTTCGGTGCCCTTGGTGTGCTCCTCGGCGGTCATCTTCCAGATCGCGGGGAACTGGTGACTCGAACCCTCGGTGATGGTCTTTTGCATGCAGTGCTCGAGGGCGACCGTCTTGGTGGGATACGCCGTAAGAACGAGACCGGCGAACTCCTTCAGGGCCAGGGCGAGATCGTCACCCGCCCCGAGGTTCTGAAGCTGTGGGTTGAGTATTACGTTTGCCATGGGAATAACTCCTTAGAAGGGATTACGTTGCGGTAACGGTGAGAATTGGCCGCATCGCGTTTCGGGAGTTATCCCGCCAATGGCGCGGGTCCCATGTCATCGGGATTATCCGCTCACTGAAGGGGCTCGCAGAGTTGCGATCGGAACCACGCGGCAGCCGGGGCGTGTCCAGGGGTGGGCGTTTCCCGTCTGCGCGGTTGCTGAGTAACGGATCCCGTGGGAATTTCACCCACGAGACCCGGAGGAACCGACTAGCTGGTCGGTGAACCTTTCTTTGATTTGAGGTAGGCCGCGACGTCGCCCTGGGTGATCCTGTCGCCCTCGTGCGGGACGGCCTCGATGTCTATGCCCGCTTTCTCGGCCAGTGCTCGCGCCGCATCCGTGACCTTCGGGATCCGTGCGTCCGGAACCTCGGGCTTCTCGGGTGCTTCGTCGGCCTCGGGCGATTCCTCCGGAGCGCCGACTTCGGGTTTCTCGTCGGCCTTTGCGGGCTCGACAGGTGGGGTCGGGGCGCTCTCGATACCGGCGAAGCGTTCCGCACGGGCAAGCGCCTCGTCGCGGTCCCGACCGTAGATGTAGGCCACTATCTCTCCGGTCTCCTTGTCGCCGAGCGCGACCATCGTCTTGCGGTCGGCGCACTGGACCTGCACCCGGTAACTTGCTTCGAGTAATTCGCTCATCAGTCGGTCTCCTATCTTGCAGGCAGGTTCTCGATCTCCGTGGCGGCGAGTCGCGCCCGGACCTGGTTGTAATACTGCTCATCGTGCTTCGGGGATTGCGGACTGTACCGCTCGTCCTGTATCGCAAACTGCATCTCCCGTTGGGACTTGAACGCCGCGCCGCCGCCGGAGACGCCTCCCTCGCCCTGGGCAAGAGGCTGGGCATTGCCCTGACCCACGGCCTGATTGTAGGCGTCGATCAGGAAGGCAACCCCCGCCGCTGCGGTCTGCGGATCGTTGACGAGCCTGTTGTACGTTTGCAGATCAGGATCCGACAGGTTCGCCCCCGCCCAGCTCAGAAGGGTCTCCAGTTGCTTTTCCCCGCCCGCCTTCTTGACTGCCATGTCGTGCATCTGCGCCTGCGCGTTGGCAATGTATTGCGATTCCAGCTTGAGATAGCTGTTTACGACGGCGGGCGGATAGCCGAGCTTGCGAAGGGCGGCGTAGTGGACGTCCGAGAGCTTCCCGTGCTCGCGGAAGTGAGCGGCGACCTCGGTCTGATCCAGCCCCGCCTTGGTAAGGACCGCCTTAACGTCGGCGTCGTCCGGGAGGGCGTTTGCGTCGCGCGATATTGCAAGGCCGGGGGCGTCGTCTCCGGAGTTTTTTTTCAATGCGGCCAGCTCCTGAGTGGTGGCGGTATACATCCTCTCAAGCTCGGTGAGGGATTTGCCCATATCCTCCGATCGCACCTGCTTGCTTTCCGGGTCCCAGTACTTCTCAGGACACCAATCGGGTCGCTCCGTTCCATTCGGGGTTGAATCTGGTTCTGCCATTTGTCGGTTCCTTTCTGCTATGCAGCGGCTTTTCCGGCCTGCTGCTCGATTACGTTACCGATGGTGTCTATGGCTTTGGACGCCGCCTCACCCTGGATCTGTCTGGCCGCGGCCTCCCGAAGCTCTGCCTGAATCTCCTCGGGGGTCTTGATGATCCCGTTCGTGTCGACCGCCAAGTGACGAAGGATGCGGTCGGCGATGACCTCGAGCCTCAGCTTGTCCAGCCCGCCGGGGATGGTGCTGAGAAGCTGTATGCCCGCCAGGAGCTTGTCGAGATCGAGTTGTCGGCCAAGCGCCTCGATGCCGGTGAGGACCTCCGTCGTGGCCGCGCTGTGGAGTTCCTCGGGCAGGGGCTCGAGGATCCTGTCGCGCTCCATCTGCTGCACGATACGGTCGATCAGGGGTCGCTGCATCTCCTCGGCGATGTGGGCGTACACCCCGCCCAGCGCGCCCTCCAGCTCGCGGGCGATCCGCATGATCTGAGCGGCGGTGACCCGCTCGCCGGTGGGCTGGGCCAGAGATTCCAGGAGCATCGCCCGGCCAAGGCGCTTCTCGATGACTTCCGCCAGGGAGAGTATCCCCGCGAGGTCCCGGGCCTTATTGGACTCCAGAATCCCGATACCATCGGGTATGTTGCCATTGACCCTACCCGGTATGACGGAGCCCGATTCCTTGAGCAGGTCCTTCGACCGCCATCCCTTTGTGGGGTCGTAACAGATGAGAATCCAGGACATTACCGAAGCGCAATCGAGCCCGGACTTGGCGAGCGCATTGAGGCTTCTCAGGTCGCCGATCTTCTCCTCGACGAAACCACGGGGGTAATCCTCCCCGCCGCTCTCGCGGTATCCGCATACGAAGTACGGGCAGACACCGCTTTCCTCCCGCTCTGCGATCGTCTGCTTGTTCAACTCCTGGCGGATCACCCACCCGCCCAGGCGCTGGCGCTCGATCTTCGTGTAGAGCTTCTTGATTCGCTCGCGGTGGTCCTTGGCCTCGTAGGTCGCCCGGTCCAGTCCGGCCTTCTGAAGATGCTCGTCACTCAGGCGGGTAACGTCCTTGTCCTCGCGCGTGATGATCCAAAGAAGTTCCGCCGATCCGTCGCGCTTCTGGACCCAACGGTCGAAGCGGAAGCGACGGAGGCGATAGTCATCATCCAGCTGCGTCAGACTGCTTCCGGTGACCAGAATATCTTCAAGCGCCGACCTCTCGGCCATGCGGTAGTTCGTCGAGTCCAGCTTGGACTGCACGACCATCTCGCGGGCGTAGAGCTTCGCCGCGAACGCCTCGAGATACCCGGGTGGGATGCTCTCGTCCGCCTCGATCTCCGCCGAGGGCAGGAATCTCCACCAGGGGACACCGGGTGGGAACAGCGCGACAAGCAGTCTGCCGACAAGGTTCTCTGTCCCGCTGGCACCGACGGATTGATAGGCCCGAAGGTGCTCCTGGGCCTCGGTCTGTCCCTCGACGGGGAGCACGGCGGGGATCGTAAAGGCTGCGTATTCCCGCGCCCGGGTCAGAACGGGCTCGCGCTCGCCCTGGGCGGCGTCAAAGTCGCTGGCGATCGTCATTACCGGGGTACCCGCAGGCCCGGGAAGGCGTTAGCAGCCATCCCGGGGTTACGAGGACTGATCACGAGGGATTTTCGGCCGCGCCTCTTGGCCTCAAGGCTCTTGCGCTGGGCTGCGAGGCGGGCCTTTTCCTCCTCGTCGTCGATCGGTTCGGGAGGCGGGGGAGGAGGAGGCGGGGCAGGTACGGAGGGGCTGCTGTCGAAAGCCATGTTAGTCTCCTGACTGCGCGGCTTCTTCCTTCGCTTGCCGCATGCGCGTAACGAGCATGTCGACCAACTCCCGCTTGCCCTTCTCGTGGGCGATCCGGAGTCGGTCGGCCTCGCTTCCGAGCTGGTCCATGCTGAAATTCACCGTGATGTGTCTGTCCAGCCAGTCAATCAGCGAGTAGCTGTCGGGCGGAATCATGAAATCCTTCCCGGTTGTCGAAAAGGTCTGTAGCATGGGGATACCCCTGGTGTGCAAGCCAGCGGTAGAGACCCACCGGCGTTGCGATGTCATAAGGGACGTCAACCCCCCCGGCCTGAAGGCACGCCAAGGCAATACACAGGCAATCCTCGGTCCACTCCCCGGATCCCTGGCGAAGCCAGCGAAGCACCGTAGGCCACGGGCGCTTTGGGACGTTCACCCCGTACTCGTAATAGCTCAGGTCGATCGCGTAGGTGAACGGGACGCGAAAGACCGCACAAAGCGTCGGGAAGCGTTCGACGAAGACATCGAGCGGCCAGTACTCATTGCCGCCGAACTTCGGATGAAGCACCACCCCGTCGAATCCAATGGCGACGTGACAAATCGGCGAGCATGTCAAGACGCGAATGAATCTGAGCAAATGACCCCGCCAGAAGTTGGCGGGCCTCACCCTTGCTGTTGCGAAAAAGACATATCCGAAGAAATGGTTTTCGTTCTTCATACTACGGTAAACATTTCTGACGCTAAGAGAAGAAATAATCGGATCTTCTTACTGCCTCGAGGTCGAGCGATCCGCACTTCGGGGGCTCGGGAAAGTCAATTTTTGAATAGCGATCCCGCAGTTGATCGTAGAGCAATTGGAGCGCAGGGGTCTCATGCAGCAGGATAAACTGCTCGCGGAGGATCTCGTTCAAGCGGTCGGCATCCGCCGCGTGCGCCCAAAATGAATCATGTACTCCGGCGAAGGTAATCCCCTCGTCGTGACAGGCTATCGCCGTGCACATAAGGTGCGAAGCATCAAGAGAGTGCACGAAGTTCGGGGCGAAGCCGTTCACCTGTCGGCGGGCACTGACGGGCGAATTCTCGCTCTGCTTGTTTATGTGGATCCGCTGAAGGATTGTCGTCACCTGATGACGCGTGGCGTTCCGGTAAGGTTGCTCGACCTCCATTCCCAACGGCGTTGTCCAGCGGATCGGAAGGCCCTCGGCGGTAATGAGCTTGCCGCAACGGATAAGCCACTGCATCGCCCGGTGCGTCGCTTGGCAAACCTGCTCGCTGGCCTCCATGCAGATCCGGCTGAGATACTTGCTCACCGGCCAGAGGTTCTCGTCCCCGAAGCCCGCATCCTTCAGGTGGGCGTACACCTGACGCCGAGCGCCGACCTTCGTCACCCCGTATGGTCCGGTCATTACCGTCTGTTTGACGATCTTGCGATCAGTCCATCCGTCCCGCCCGACCAGGGCTGAGACCCGCTCGGCGACATCGGCGTACACGTCGGCGGGTTGATCCCCGGGAAGGAGATTCACCAGCTTGCCGGTCTCCTCGCAGCGGAGCATCGCCCCGTAGTGCTGAAGGGCATTATTGGACGCATCGACTTGCACGGGAAGGTGAGCTAGTTCCGCTCCCTCGATGAGCGCCATCGCCGCGGCCAGTGCCTGGAAGGGCTTGTCCGCCTCCATCCAGCCGGTATTCGTGAGGGGATCGTCCACCCAGCCCGAGAAGACCTCCCGCTGAGCATCGATCCAGCCCACCCGTTGACCGAAGCTCACCTTATCGACACCGCAGCAGTTGGCGAGATGGACCTTGAGCCAGAACCTTCCACGATCACCAAGCGCCTTGCCGTCCGCGAACTCGAGCAACCCCCTGCAAATATCATCGCCCTGGTGATGGAGGAACAGAAGCGCTGCGCGACGTCGAGCTTGAACGCAAAGACAATCCGTTCTGCCTGCGTCTGGAGGTTCAACCGCCGGATGCGGACGGCCTCGGCCTTCCACGCCTTCTTGACCTCCCTGTCCGTCTCGAAGTCATCGGGGATGGGCGGATTCGGCAGGTCGGACCTCCGGGGAAGCCCCGCCACGCCGCCGCCGGAGTCCCAGAGCGTCTCCATGACCTCCAGGATCCTCCCGTTGATCCGCCACGCCGTGCAGTTCAGACAGTTGATCGCCTCGCGGACGGTCTTGGTGCTCTGGTCGACCGTGAGTCGCTCGGACTTTTTTACGAGCCCCAAGGGAAGCTCGAGGTATCCGCCCCGCTCGCTCTCGGTCCATCGCAGGGGGGGTACGACCATCGGCTGATAGCGAGGGCGAAGATACTGCCTGATCGCGTGGCCGTCCTCGATTATTCGAAGCGCGTTATGTGACTTACGGTCTTGACGCCGCGTCTCCGCGTGAACTTTTCGAAGGCGGGGTCCATCGCCTTGTCGTAGTCATCGGTGGTGGCAACCCTCAGTAGCAGGTTCAGCAGACATGCACCGAGATGAACCTGGACGCTGAGCGGCCAGCGGCTTCCGGGCTCGTGGCGGTTGGCGACACGGTTGATCGCCTTGGGCCTCAGTCGTCGCCGATCGGTGTGTACCAGCTCGTCCCACGCGCCCTCGGCGTCGCCCTTTGTCCTGCGGATCCAGGCGAAGTTGACCTCCGCGTTCACCGCCCGACCGATGGCAAGGGTAAGCTCGCTGACCTTACATCCGGTCGGTTCGGCCAGACACAGACCCACCGCCTCGTGCATGGCGATGACGGCCATCTTGTCACTTCTGAGATACCGCAGACACGGACCATACACTCGCCGTCCCACGCCC